TTATGCCAATATTTCAACCTTTTATCCAGGGTGTTTTATGGTATGGCTTTACTAATTTTGATAAAAGAGCCCAAGCTTTATCCAGATTTATTGCAATAGCAGAAGTAATACCTGCAGTTGATCTTAATTTACCTAAAGGTGTTGTTTTAGCTTCTATGTATGATGGCGTTGAGGATGCCCTGGCTATTTGGTCCACATTAGTAGAAACCCTACAAGAAATACCGGAAGCAGTAAAAGAAGTAGTTGTAAAAACAAAAGAAGAAATTGAAGAATTAATACCTGAGATACCTTTTATAGAACCTGCACAAGAAGCGTCTCATGAGTTTCAAACTGCTTTGGGTGATTGTGTTGCTAATGCTAAAGACAATTTAGGAATTTCATATTTTATGTTAGGACCTGCTTGGATTGTTTCATGTATGGCTCAAAAAGGATTTAGTCTAAGTTTAAATTATGTTAAGGACAAACTCTTCTAATGAACGATCAAACATTCGCTCTGATATGGGTATTGAGCTTTTTGCTTTACTTGGTCATTTATACGTTTTGGATACCGTTAAAAACACAGAAAAGAATCGAGACTTGGTTACTAAGTGATGAATCAGATGATACATTAGTAGAAGCTCTAGATGTAATAGTAAGAGAAATAAGAAAGACAACATTACAAGACTTTGAGGAGTTTATGTTGCCTCGAGCTAAAGAGGCAGCTCAAAAGTTTTGGGCTGGTGCTATGGGTAATGCTTCACAAGCTTTGGGAAAAACAGAAGAAGGTTCAAATTTACATATGTTGTCAGAAATGACGAAGGATCTCTCAGGCCAACCATGGTATGTCCAGATGGCTGCCTCGAAATTAATGCCAATGCTGCAAAATGCAGCCGGTTCGGAAAAGGTCGCAGCTACAACGGTATCAAAAGGCCTAGGATTGCACAAATAACGCAGTTTAACGCAAAGATACGGCACTGTAGCTACTAATTCCATACAATAACCTACCTATCTTTAAACTCGGGCTCAAGGAGTTCGGTGATGTTCTCTAGTTCTTGACCTATACTCGCAAGTAATTCGAGCATGACATCGCCATGGTTATGTTCACCTCTGTGCTTTCGTAGTATGTCAACACTTGCATGCACATGCCATTTACCATCCATGCCCTTTAGTTCAAGCGACATTTTCTATCCTCAAGTCAAAACCTAACTTCGTTGAATTAAAAACTTTAAAGACTGTTTTCTTGTTTACGCTTTTAATACCCCCTTCTGGGTCATTAGCCCATTTCGCTAGTGTAGATGTCTTGCCAGTTCGGAATATACAAACCGAATCATGCCTATGCGAATAGTTCTCATTACTATGAGAGATCAACATAACTTCTAGTCCTAGGTAGTGTTGCTCTTTCCCATTAGCATCTACCTTTACAAAATCAGGTATTAACTTTCCTGTAAAGTTTAGAATGGCGTGTTCACCATCCCATATTGCAAAGCTTGGCGTAGCTATGTACGCACTCAATAAGTTCTCGCTCATATTCTTTAGATAAGGAATGGGAATATAAGTGAAGTGTAGATGGAATAAGGTTATATAATGGATTTGGGTATACAAATATAATGGTATTACGGGCTAAGAGAGCTAAAAACGGCAGGATGATGTATTTTAAAGATAACAAACTTATCTCTAAAGCACGTTATCAAGCAGCAAAGTCTCGCTCAACAAAGACATCTAAGCGATCAACTGCCCGTAGGCCCTCAAAAAGGAGTAATATGAAGAAATCACTACCGCATCCAAGTATAACGGGCATGGCCTCAGGTCTTGCCATAGCAGCGTATCTAAACGCAGGCCGCACTATCGCAACATCTGGCGGTAGAGGTTCTAAAACTGTCGAAGGTGTTGTTAAAGATATCACAGACGGTCAATTAGGAACCGCATTCAATACATTATCATCTAATGCCGTTAATATGATTGGCACAGATGAAGGTAGAAAGACATTAGTTACTGCTGGAGTAGTTGCACTAGGTGGTGCTTTTGCTCGTAGGCAGTTTCCACAGCTAAAACTCGGAGGAAGTAAACTTTACTTCAGAATATAAACATGGCAATAGTAATCAGTAGATCAGCACCAGCAGGGACTTTGACGGGCTCAACCTCGTTCGTTTCCCTTAATCAAATCGCAGGAAGTTCAGTAAGCAGTTCGTTTACTGTCCCAGCCGGAGTATCGGCTATACGACATATCTCAATTTCTCAGGCAGCAGATGGTGCCGGAGAAGAATATGCAGGTTTAGTTTCTATATCTGGAAACGCTATGCGAGATGGTAGTGCGGTATTTTGTGCCGGTGGACAAAACACAATGGGAACCTCAACAGGTTCAAATATGAATTTCGTTCAGCAAGATACTAACCTATCTGTGCAAAGCGGAAATAGTTGCGAAATCGCATATGCCCAAGTTGGATCAACCGCGGCAGTAGATGTTGCAGTTACTTTGACTTTCGAATAATGGCTAAAACCAATTTTGCACCATGGAGTGCAGAGACGGCACAAGGGATCAAGACTGACCCAGTTGACTCTAACATAAAGGTTAGACAAGAAGTAGTCCCAGCTATTACAGTTGGGACAGTTAATGCTTTGACTGGTGAATGGACCGGAGTAATAGAAAGCGATACTGCTTTTCTAATTGACCCAACACATGAGGCCGTCGGTAATGGGGCAACAGTATTAAGCCCTCAAAAGTCGAATCACGAATATATTGATTTAACAGGTTTTAACGATATAACAATAGCTTTTAAAGTTAGTAATGGGGGAAACTATGGTATTGATGCGGTAATGGGGCCGGATAGTTATTCTTACGCTAACTTAACACCAGTTAATGCCGCTTCTACTTTACAAGGTGCGGTTGATGATGTTGACAGTAGTGGAGGTATAATCCCTTTATTTTCTCAAAGTGCAGAATCATTAACGGCTGACGTATGGAATATTTTTATGATAGGTAGTAGATTGAGAAACCAAAAGCTACTACAGTTTAAGATAACTAACAATAGTGGCGGACCTTCTAACATACAATTTGCGTCTTTGCGTGTTGTATGAAACTTCCTGACGTTGACGAGATAGTTAAAAAAATTGATTGGGTAGAAACTGTTAAACTAGTTATGCCAATATTTCAACCTTTTATCCAGGGTGTTTTATGGTATGGCTTTACTAATTTTGATAAAAGAGCCCAAGCTTTATCCAGATTTATTGCAATAGCAGAAGTAATACCTGCAGTTGATCTTAATTTACCTAAAGGTGTTG